GCTCCTACGCCTTCTGGCCGGGAAGCGCGTCGCCCGCGAGGGATGGAACGGCAAAGGCATGTGGCTTGAGTTGCAGGTGCCCGACGCGCACTCGAAGATGAAACAGCCGTACATCTTCATTGTGCCAGTCGGCGGTCAGCTCGTGCCGTGGGTAGCGTCGCAGTCCGACCTGCTTTCGACCGATTGGGATGAGGTGTCGTGATGAACGGCACCATCAGCCTAGCGAACCTCGGCGGCGGCGCGGCCATCGAGAAGTTCGATGAGGAGCTGCGCCGCGTCCTCGAGAACGTCCTCGACCCTAACACCGAGCCGCGGGCCAAGCGCAAGGTGCGGCTCGAGGTGACGGTGCATCCCGACCACGACCGGACCATCGCGTCGATCGCGGTGTCGGCCTCGTCGGTGCTCGCGGCTGCGGTGACGTACGAGACGCGCGCGCACATCGGCATGCGCGAGGGGATGGCGGTCGCCTTCGAGAACAACCCGCGCCAAATGACCATCGACGACTTCGTCGACGCCAACAAAGAGAAGGTCACGCCGATTGACGTGGCCAAGGAAGGGGGTGCGTCTTGATCTCCAAAGACGCCTTGCAGTACGTCGCCGAGCTCGGCGAGAAGCGGCACCAGCAGGTCAACGGCATCGCATACTACCGCAAGGACGACGGCTCTATCGAGCAGTTGCTCTCGCCGATACAGGTGGCCTCGCCGCTGGAAGTGCACTCTTTGAGCGGCCTTGCTGCCTACATGGCAAGCGAGCTCGATGAGCCCAAGAGTCCTGGCGCCGGGGCCGCCGTCGTCGTCGATGGCCCCGAGTGCGTTCGTCTGCTGAGCTCGCTCATGGGGCCATTCCGCCAGCGCGAGGTCCTCGCGGTGGCGAAGCCTTACCTGTCGCAGCCGTTCGCGTACGGGCGCTTCGTCGACATCGAGACGTTCATCACCGCGCTTCAGGCACAGTTCGTTCAGGACGAGCAGACGGCGACGATCCTTCGGGTGGTCGGCAACATCACTCAGGAGGCGGTGCAGGTTGTCGCCGACGACGGTGTCTCGCAGCAGGTCGCGGTGCGCGCCGGTATCACCCGAGCGTCGAACGCGGTGGTGCCGAACCCGGTGACGTTGCGTCCGTTCCGTACGTTCGCCGAATTGCCGCAGCCTGAAAGCAAGTTCGTCCTGCGGCTGCGCCGCAACGAGGACGAGTTGCCGAGCGCGACGCTGTTCGAGACGGGCGACACGCAGTGGAAGGGTGTCGCGACGGCGCTCATCAAGACCCACCTCGACAAGTTGCTGGACGAGGCGGGCGTGAAGGTGCCGGTCTTCGCGTAGTTGTTCTCGGGGGTAGGGCGCGGCGTCGTTGTTCTCCTTGGGGCGCCGCGCCCTCGTTCGCAAAGTCTCGCGGGGTTCGGGGATGAGTAGCTGTACTCAAGCAGCGCTCGACGCCATGGCCGCAGGCATCTCGGTGTGGCCGCCGCTCCAGAACGGGAGCAAGGCGCCGGACGGTCCATGGAAGATCGGCCAGGAGCAGCGCGCCGACGAGGCCAAGATCCTCGAGTGGTACCGCGCCGGCCGCACGGGTGTGGGCTGGATCACGGGCAAGGTCAGCGGTAACCTCGAGGTACTCGACTTCGACGACCGCTCGACCTGGACCGAGTATCAGAAGCTCTGCGCCGAGGCCGGCGTCGCTCATATTCTCGAGCGCATCGTCGCCGGCTATCTCGAGCACACGCCGAACGGTGCCCACCTCATCTACCGATGCGACGCCATCGAGGGGAATCAGAAGCTCGCCAAGAAGCATGTCAGCGACACCGAGTGGAAGTCCCTCATCGAGACGCGAGGGGAGGGCGGCTACATCGTCGTCGCCCCGTCGCACGGCTCGGTCAACCTCAAGGGCGCCTACACCCTGCAGTCCGGCGGCGTCGGCACCATCGCCACCGTCACGCCGGCGGAGCGCAAGGCGCTCTTCGACGTCGCGCGCATCTTCGACGAGGCGCCGAGGCCTGCCGAGCACCTGCATGCGGTGGCGGTTTCGGCTGCCGGGCGCCCCGGGGACGACTACAACTCGCGCGCCTCGTGGCCTGACGTTCTCGAGCCGCACGGGTGGCGGCGCGTCGGCTCCCGCCTGGGCGTTGTCAGCTGGCGCCGGCCGGGCAAGGACCACGGCATCAGCGCCACGACCAACCACGCCAACTCCGACCTGCTCTACGTCTTCTCGACCTCGACCGGCTTCGAGTCCGAGCGGGGGTACTCGAAGTTCAGCGCCTATGCCCTCCTGAATCACGGCGGAGACTTCGCCGCTGCCGCGCGCACCCTGAGCCTGCAGGGTTACGGCATCGAGCTGCCGGAGCCCGACCCGGAGGTCGACACCTCCGGCATCATGGCGCAGTCGGGCCGCTCGGACCGGTCGAAGCCCCCGGAGCTCGCCGGCCTTCTCCGGGTGCCGGGGCTCGTCGGCGACATCGCTGATTGGATCAACGCCAGCAGCATCAAGCTGCAGCCGGTGCTCGCGGTGGCCGCGTCGATCTCCGCCTTCTCGGCGCTCATTGGCCGCAAGGCGAAGACCGACACCGGCCTCCGGTCAAACCTCTACGTGCTCGGCGTCGGCGAGACGGGGTGCGGTAAGGAGCGAGCTCGCCAGGCCATCGGCCGCCTGTTCTATGTTATCGGCATCGACAAAACACTCGGGGATTCGTTCGCCTCTGACAGCGCCGTCGAGGCGGCGATGGCCGTCATGCCGTGCCGGCTCTACCTCATCGACGAGATGGGCTACTTCCTCGGCACCGTGCGCGACGAGATGGCGCCGGCGCACGTCAAGTCAATCGTGCCGGTGCTCCTGCGCATGTACTCGAGCTCGGACGGCGTCTACCGCAAGCGCACCTACGCCCAGAAGGAGAACAACGAGGACGTCTCGGTCGACCAGCCATGCCTGTCCATCTACGGCACGACGGTGCCGTCGAACTTCTACGCCAACGTCACCAAGGCGCACATCTCGAACGGTCTCCTGTCGCGCCTGCTTGTCTTCGAGTCGCAGGACCCCGACCCGGAGATGCGGTGGATCTCGGACGACACCCGGGAGCCCCCGGCGCGCCTCGTCGAGGGCTGTGCTATCTGGGCGCGCCGCGGCATCAACGCCGACCCGAACGCCGGCAACCTCGAGGCCAGGACGGTGTCGTCGCCGATGGTGGTCAAGGAGACCGCCGGCGCCATCGAGCGGTATCAGGACCTCGAGAGAACGATGCGGCGACGCCGGGAGGAGGAGCGGCGCGCCGGGCATGACCACGGGCCCTACACCAGAGTCACGGCGACCGCCATCAAGCTCGGGCTCATACGGGCGTGCGGCGTGAGCCCGGAGGCGCCTGAGATCACGGAAGCCGACGCCGAGTGGGGTTGCGGCCTTGCTTGGCGCCTGACCGAGGACTTCATGTCCAGGGTCGGCGACGCCGCCCCCGAGAACAAGGTCGAGGAGGCGACGCAGCGCGTGCTCGCCGTCGTGCGCTCGGCCGGTCACATCAGCCGGCAGCACCTCATCCGCCGCACCCGGTTCCTGTCGGCAAGGCAGCTCGACGACGTCCTGAAGACCCTCCTCGAGGCCGGCGACATTGTCTTCACGACGGAGACAGCCGCCAACGGCAAGCAACGCACCGTTTATCAGCTTCCCGGGAAGCTTCCCGAAGAGGCGCACGAAAATGCCAACTAAGTCGCCAACTTCCCAGCTTCCCCAACTTCCCGAGGGTCTGGAGGTGTCTTCAAAAACAGCTTCCCAACTTCCCAACTTCCCAGCTTCCCGTAGGGTATTTCTTAGGGGAATACCCTTCTCAGAACTTCTTAAGGGAATACTCCCCTCGGGAAGTTGGGAAGTAATAAGATATATATATAAAATATATATATATTATATATACTTACACTATGAAAACAGCTTCCCAAATCGATCGGGAAGCTGCGGGAAGCTGGTGGTGGCCTGATGGTCTCCACCGCGAAGACAGTCGACCCTGACTCGAGGGTCTTCGTGGTCGACCTGCCGGTGGCGACGCCATCGCTCAACGAGCTTATGGCGTGGAAGCACCACCCCAGCATGCGCCGGTGGCGCTACGCTCGGCATCGGTCGTTCCTCGAGCGGCTGCTGGCCAAGGCGCTCGACGGCTCCCCACTGCTGCAGGCGGGCGAGCCCCGCAAGGTGCGGGTGACGGTCGTCCGGTACAGCGCCGGCGTCCTCGACGACGCCAACCTGCGCGGCGGCTGCAAGCCGCTCCTGGACGTGCTCGTCGACCTGGGCGTGCTCCACGACGATTCGCCGCGGTGGGTCGAGGACCGCTACGAGCAGCGCCTCGGCAAGCGTGGCGAGAAGAGAACCCGCATCGAGCTCGAGGTGCTGTGATGAAAACGTACGACGGCCAGCTGCGCAACCTGTTCAGGATGGGCTACCGCGAGCAAGAGAGGGCGCTCGCTCAAGCCGACCTCGGCGTCGTGCGTCGGTACGTCGTAGCGATGAAGCGGGCCATCGACGAGCTCGACACGAAGCGCGACCTGTATGTTGCGGCGCGCAACCGGGCGCTCGCGGCGCTGTCGGCAAGGGAGAACGGGTCCAGTGCGCCACCGGATCCCGGTGAGCGGAAGATTTAGGCCATGGCTACCAAGCGAAAGAAGGGCCTCGCTGGGAAGGCCAAGCGGTTTGCCGACGAATATCTCGTCGACTGCAACGCCACCCGCGCCTACAAGGCTGCGGGCTACAGAGCCAAGGACGCCGCGGTGGCGGCGACCATGGCGTCGCGGTTGTTGAGGAATGCTCAGGTCGCGGCCTACGTGGCGAAGCGCAAGAAGACGCTGGCCGACAAGCTCGAGGTCACGGCTGAGCGCGTCGTGCGCGAGCTCGCCCGCATCGGTTTCTCTGACCCGCGCCTCGTCGCCTCATGGGGATCGAAGGGTGTCGAGCTCAAGGAGTCGAAGACGCTCGACGACGACGCTGCGGCGTGTCTTGCCGAGGTGCACAGCAAGCACGGCGAGTTCGGACTCGAGCTCAAGTTCAAGCTGCACGACAAGGTCGCGGCGCTCGACAAGCTGGCGCGCCACCTCGGGCTCTTCTCGGAGGACAACAAGCGCCAGCTGACTGTCAGCTTCGCCGAGCTCGTCGCGGGATCGATGACGCCGGATGACGGCGGTGCCGATTGATGGCCGCCTTCGACCCTAACGCGCCGCCGTTCTACGAGCAGCAGCGCGGTGGCGGTCCCATCACCCACACCATGGAGTTCCAGGCCGAGATGGCGAGGCGAGAAGAGGAGCGGCTCGCGCGCTTGCGCGACCCGCGTCTCGTTCCTGTCGAGGAGTTCCGCGACGTGCTCGACATGCGCCGCAAACGCATCTCTGGGCGCAGCTATAAGCAGCGGCGGGCGCTGGGGCTGTGCACGGTCTGCGAGGCGCCTACGCGGTACGCCCGCTGCGACACGTGTCGCAAGGCCTACAACCTGCGCCCCTCGAGACGGAAGGCGTGGCGATGATGCCTGATGCGTTCTTGATTACGGCGTTCACCCTCGCCGGCGCGGCATGCATCATCGCTCGTGACGCGCGCACCCTGTGGCAGGCCGAGGCTGCCGCCGTGGTCATTATGGGCCTCATTGCGATGACCTTCGCGGCTGCCGTGGTCTTCGGGGCATTCAGGTGAACGCAGCGACCACAGAGCAAAGCGCTGCGGCCAAGCGCAAGGCCAAGGCGAACCTGCGCCGCTGGCGCGCCGACCCTGTGGCGTTCGTGCGCGAGGTGTTCGGGGCAGAGCCGGACGAGTGGCAGAAGACCGTTCTCAAGGCCGTAGCAACCGACCCGCGCGCCGCGATGAGCGCGTGCAAGGGGCCTGGCAAGAGCTGCCTGCTCGCCTGGGTCATCTGGTGGTTCCTCGTGTGCTACGTCGACGCTCAGGTGATGGCGGTCAGCATCACGCTCGACAACCTCAAGGACAACCTGTGGAAGGAGCTCGCCTTCTGGCAGGCAAAGAGCCCCATGCTGCAGGCCGCGTTCGTTCACAGCGGCGAGACCATTACCAACGTCGAGCGGCCGAAGACGTGGAAGTGCACGGCGCGTTCGTTCGCAAAGGACGCTGACCCCAGCGCTCAGGCCAGCACCCTCGCCGGCCTTCACGGGCAGAACGTCATGGTCGTCCTCGACGAGGCGGGCGACATTCCTGTCGGCGTGCTCGCAGCGGCCGAGGCCATCTTCGCCGTCAAGGGACAGAACGCCAAACTCGTCGTCGCCGGCAACCCGACGTCGAACCAGGGCACGCTGTACGCCATCGTCTCGAACCCGCGCGGCTGGCACATCACGTTCATCACCGGCGACCCCGACGACCCCAAGCGCTCACCGCGTATCGACATCGAGTGGGCGCGCGGGTGGATCGAGAAGTACGGCCGCGAGAACCCGTGGGTGATGGTCAACATCCTCGGCGAGTTCCCGCCCGGCGGTTCGATGCAGCTCATCGGCGCCAACGTGGTCTCGCAGGCGATGCAGCGCGACGTCCCAAAGCTCGCCTACCGCGGCGACGCGCGCATCTGGGGCGTCGACCCGGCGCGCTTCGGCGACGACGAGATCGTGCTCATGCGCCGCCAGGGCGTGCTCGCACGTCAGGCGATCACGTGGCGCAACCTTGACGGCACGAAGCTCGGCAACAAGATCGCCCACCTGATCCGCGAGGAGACCAAGGCCGGCGAGCCGCCCGACGCCATCTTCATCGACGTCGGCGGCGTCGGATCGAGCTGCGTCGACCACCTGACCAACATCCTCGGCTATGCACACCTGGTGTCGCCGGTCGACTTCGGCAGCGGTGCCGAGCGCCCCGAGCTCTACGCCAACAAGCGCGCCGAGATGTGGATCGCGATGAAGGAGTGGCTCGAGAAGCAGCACGCCCGCCTGCCACCCGACCCTGTTCTGGCGGCCGAGCTCCAGGGGCCCGAGTACGACTTCCGTGTCGTGCAGAGGCACAGCGTCTACATCATCGAGAGCAAAGCCGACATGAAGAAGCGCGGCGTGCCGAGCCCGAACCGGGCGGATGCGCTGGCGCTCACCTTCGCGGCGCCGGTCGAGCCAAGGTCAGGCGAAGCCAGGGAGCGCGAGAGCGGCGGCGGGGTGGTTGTGGTGCCTGAGGTGTACGACCCAATGAAGGGGTTTTGAAATGCGAATGGTCCGCGTGAAGTGTGCTCACTGCGGCAAGGAGTACAGCGTACCCCGCGGGACGATTGTGAACGGCAGGCGCGTGGCCTGACGTCCATGGTTTATGGTTCGGCCGAACTGTCAACCATGCGCTGCCGGATCCCCCGGGTCGTACAACCGAGGGCATGGGCAGCCCAGCGCGCACCTCGCCGATCGGCCGGGCCTACAACTCCAAGTGGGCCTACATCGACCCGCTTCTCGGTGTATCGAAGCTCTGGAAGAAGGCCACCGACAAGCCGAAGATCCCGACGCCAGCAGCGCCGCCACCTGCCGCCGACCCGGCCGCGTCCTACTTCCGTGAGCTCAGCCGTGCCGCCACCGAGCGCCAGCTGCGACAGAGCAGCGGCCGGAAGTCTTACCTGTCGATGTGATGGAAACCCGGCGCCAGCGATACCAGGCGCGGCTGGCGCAGCTTAAGGCCAGGCGCACCGGCTGGGAGCAGACGTGGCGTGACATCGGCACGCACATGGTGCCCTACCGCCTGCTCTTCGACACGCACGAGCAGAACCGCGGTGAGCGACGCGACACCGCCATCATCAACTCGACGCCGGTACAGGCGCTCAAGACGCAGTCGGCCGGCCTCATGGCAGGCGTGACGTCGCCGGCGCGCAAGTGGTTCACCCTGACGACGGTCGACGCCGAACTCGCCAAGAACAAGGCCGTCAAGCTGTACCTCACCGAGTGCGAGGAGCGCATCCGCACCGCGCTCCAGGTGGGCGGCTTCTACACGGCGCTCGTCAACGGCACCTACCTCGACCTCGGCTCCATCGGCACGGCCGCGCTCTTTCTCGAGGAGGGCGAGCCGGGCAAGGTGCGCTTCGAGCCGTTGCCGGTCGGCCAGTATTACCTCGACATCGATCGCGACGGGAAGGTCGACACCTGCTACCGCGAGCTCAAGCGGACGGCGCGTCAGATCGTCCAGAAGTTCGGGATGGAGAACGCGTCTGAGGCGGTGAAGAACGCCTACAACCGCGGCCAGTTCGACTCGCTCTTCGACGTCGTGCACGCGGTGCAGCCTAACGACGAGTACAAGCACCGCGCGCTCGAGGTCCGCTACGGCGGCAAGTTCTCCTCGTGCTGGTTCGAGCCTGCCGACGCGCAGAGTAACAGGTTCCTGCGCGAGTCGGGCTACGAGGAGTTCCCGGTGCTGGCGCCGCGCTGGTCGACGCTGCCGGGTGACATCTACGGGCGCGGCCCTGGCTGGGACGTGCTCGGCGACTGCAAGGAGCTCCAGCACCACGAGACGCGCAAGGCGGAGATGATCGACAAGATCACGGCGCCGCCTGTGGTCATCCGCGGCGCCAACTCGCGCAAGGCGTCGTTGCTCCCGCACGCACAGACGCACATGCCGCGCGGTCAAGACGCGGCTGTCGAGCCCATCATGGAGGTCGAGGCGGCGGCGCTCGCCGCGATGAAGGACCACATCGCCGAGATCGAAGACCGCATCGAGAGTGGGATGCACGCCGATCTCTGGCGTCGCCTCGTCGACGACGAGCGCAATCAACGCGCCACGGCGACCGAGGTCGAGGGCCTGCGCCAGGAGATCATGCTCATGCTCGGGCCGTTCCTCCAGAACGCCGACGATGGGCTTCTCGAGCCGACGGTCACGCGAATGTTCTTCATCCTTGAGCGCAACGACCTGTTGCCGCTCGCGCCCGAGGAGCTCGCGGGCCAGGACCTCAAGGTCCAGTTCATCAGCATCATGCACAAGATGCAGCAGACGACGGAGCTCATCAGCACGCGTGCGCTGCTGCAGGAGCTCGCGCTGCTCGTGCAGACGCATGCTGATGCAGTCGACAAGATCGACGGCGACGCGCTCGTCGACGAGATCGCCGAGGCCGTCGGCGTCAACCCGGCGGTCATCCGCTCGAAGGATGAGGTCGCGGAGGTGCGCCGGGTGCGCGCCGAGGCCGAGAGCGTCAAGCAAGAGGGCGAGGCGGCGCTCGCGGCAACGCAGGGTCTGCAGAACCTCAGCGGCACTGACCCAGCGAAGGTCTCCGAGATCGCCTCGATGTTCTCGCCGGTGGCGGCGGCGCAAGGCGGCGCGCTCGGCTCAGTGAAAGACCAGTGAGCGAGCCGGAGCTCCCCGGTGAGGATGTCCAGCTCGAGAACGACCTCGCGGCGCTGATGTCGACGCCGTGGGGGCGCCGCCTGATGCTGTGGCTCATCGAGGAGCACGGTCAGGTGAGAGAGCCGCCGACCGACTGGAGCCGCAAGTACAACCTCGAGCTCGAGTCTAAGCGGCATGAGGGCTGGGCCGACAACGCCCGCGAGCTCGACAAGTTAGTTCGTCGCCTTTTGCCGGATCACTACTGGCTTATGAAATCTGAGCAAGCCCAAGCGCAGCTGACCGCGGCGCGGTGGGCGAGAGCCAGCACGGAGCCAAAGACGTGACAACGCCAGCCACACCAGCAGCCTCGGACCCCGCGGGCCAGCCTGCCGGAGCAGCGCCATCACCGACCACGCCGGCGGCAACGCCGGCCGAGAAGCCGGGCTCGTACCTCGGCGACGTCTCCGACTCGGCGAAGCCGAAGGCGGACGCGAAGCCCGAGGGCGACAACAAGCCCAAGGCGGATGGCGAAAAGCCGAAGGTCGACGCGCCGGCCCTCGAGATCAAGGTGCCGGACGGCGCCCCGATCGACAAGGCCGCGCTCGACGAGTTCAAGGCGCTCGCCGTCAAGCACGGGCTCACGAGCGAGCAGGCCTCCGACATCGTCGCCTTCGAGGTGCAGCGGCAGAAGGCCGCCGACGAGGCGCACGTCAAGTCGTGGGAGCAGCAGGGCCAGGCCTGGAAGAAGGAAATCGACAGCGATCCCGAGTACGGCGGCGAGAAGCTGGAGCAGACGCTGCTCGACGCCAAGAAGCCGCTCAAGAAGTACGGCGGCGAGGCCGTAGCCAACACGCTCGCCGAGCTCGGCATCGGCTACCACCCCGAGCTCATCAAGTTCCTCGCCCGCATCGGCCAGTCGATGAAGGAAGACAACACCGACGTCGGTCCTGACGCCGGCGGCGGCGCGGGCAAGAAGACCGCGAAGGAAATCGAGAGGGATTTCTACAGCAGGCCGTCCTAACGGGCGGAGTGCAGAGGGAAAGCAACCATGGGCCAGGATCGTTCCACTCTCCTCGACATCGCCAAGGCGACCGACCCCAACGGCATGCCGGCGCGTGTCGTCGAGGTCTTGAACCAGAAGAGCGCCATCGTCCAGGACGCCCCGGCCTACCCGTCGAACGCTCCGATGGGGAACAAGACGACCATCCGCACCGCGCTGCCGACTGTCACGACCGGCAAGATCAACAAGGGCGTGACGCGGTCCAAGGGCGCGACCAAGCAGATCGTCGACACCATCGGCATCATCGAGGGGCGCTCGGAGGTCGACGCCAAACTCCTCATCACCCTCGGCGACGAGGCCTTCCAGGCGGAGCGCGCACGCCAGGACCGCGGCTTCGTCGAGGCGATGGCCCAGAAGATGGCCAACCTGCTCTTGTACGGCGACGAGCTCACCGACGAGGCGGCGTTCACTGGACTCTCGGCGCGCCTCGCAACGCTGGCGACCGCCATCACGGGCTCGCAGGTACGATCGATGGGTTCAGTCACCGGCGGTGACGGCACGTCGATGTACATCGTGGACTGGGGCGAGGAGGGCGCACACCTGGCGTACCCGCCGAAGGGCAAGGGCGCGGCAGGGCTCCAGGTCTTCAACAAGGGCGAGGTCTCCGCCGAGGACGCCGACGGCGCCGCGATGCAGGTGTACCTGACCCTGTACTACTGGCTCGTCGGCCTGGTCGTGCGCGACCCGCGCCACATCGCGCGCATCGCCAACATCGACCGCAGCGACGCGAACGCGGCGAGCCCGTCCCAGGGACTGCTCACCAACCTGCTCATCGACACCATGACGTCGATGCCGAGCCCGATGGGCATGCAGCGCGTCATCTACACCCACCGCGACATCGAGGCCGCCTTCTGGAAGCAGGCGCGCGACAACGCCTCGATGGTGACCATCCGCGAGTGGCTCGGTCAGCCGACCCCGTTCTTCCAGGGCTACCCGATCCGCACCCTCGACCAGATGAGCGGCGCCGAGAGCACCGTCTCGTAATCGGGGCCGGGTCACCAAGGCATCGAACGCACCACAGCAGAAGGAGCAGCAACCATGTTGATCGATTACGAGCAGGAGCTGACCACGAAGGATGGCCAGGACCTGGCCGGCGTAGCCAGCGGCTACGGCACGAAGTCCTACGACCAGAAGGCCGCGGCGGACGCGGCGGTCGGCGAGCCCCTCGAGGCCTTCTTCAAGATCGTCGATGCCAACGTCGACGCCGCGACCTCGATCCTGTTCTCGATCGTCGGCGACGACGACGGGGCGGGCACCAACGAGGTGACCATCTTGAGCAAGAGCTTCGCGCTCGCAGCGCTGACGACCGCGCTCGGCGTGCGCTCCATCGGCCGACTGCCGCGCGGCACCAGCAAGAAGCACTACCGCTTTAAGTGGGCGGTCACCGGCGCCAACCCGACCCAGGGAGCCATTGTGGCTTGGTTGTCCAAGGGCTCGGATGCCGCGCGCGCCAACGCCGCGGGGACCATCTAACCCTCGACCCTACTCGCGCAAGAGGAGAGCACAATGAAGTTCCAGGTCTCAGCCGATCTCGCCCCCGGCGTCTACCGCGCGGGCGTAGCGTTCTACGTGCCGGGCGACGTCTTCAGCCTGCCGGACGCCGCTTCGCCCAAGGGCGAGGACGGCAAGTCGCTCATGGAGCCCGTGTCGCTCAAGCTCATCCCCATGGACCACGAGGCGCGCGAGTTCATGGTGAAGCAGCGCTCGGACCTGCTCGCCAAGGACCCGAAGCACCCTTGCCGGGACTGGAAGGTCGCGCCACTCGGCGGCGCTCCCGCAGGCGGGCCGCAGGGCGAGCCCGACGACAAGGTCAAGACGCCCCGTGACCTCGCCGGCGGCAAGCCGGTCAAGGCCGAGAAGTAATCCCCCGGAGGGGCCGGTCTCGGGGGTCGGCTCTCCGGCTTTGCTCGTGAGTGTCGCCTGTGGGTCTCTCCGCCTCGAAGGTTGACGTCTGGAACCGAGCGCTCGATCGCATCGGCTCCAACACGGTTCTCGAGAGCGAGGATGAGACCGGGCGGCCCGAGGCCGAGGTCTGCGAGCGCCATTACGACGACTGCCTGCGCGAGCTGCTCGCCGCCAAGCACTGGCGGTGGGCGACGCGCCTTTCGACGCTGACGCTCATCGCCGAAGAGCAGTCGCAGCCGTACACGGGCACAGGCGCACAGAACGTCTTCTCTGTGCCGTTCGCGCTGCGCGATGGCTCGCTGCTCACGGTCACGGTCAACGGCACCGACCTCGACGAAGACGACTACACGCTGACGCTCGCCGCGGCAGGCGTCGACGCCTACGTGACCCTCGGCTCCACGCCGGCGCTCGACGTCCCGGTGGTCATCACGGTGACGGTCGAGCGCGCGGGCTGGGAGAATGTCTTTGCGCTGCCGTCCGATTTCGTGTCGGTCATCGGCCTCGTTCCCGAGGACATGCGCTACTCGCAGGTCGCGGTGAAGTCGCGCATCGAGTTCGAGATCCTGCCCAACGACGCCGGCGACGGGCTCGTCCTGTGCACCGACGCTGACGCCGACGAGTTCGTCCTCAAGTACGTGGCGCAGATCGACCAGGTGCTGGTGATGCCGCGCAAGTTCGTGAGTGCGCTCGCCTGGCGCCTCGCCGAAGAGCTCGCGCGAGCCGTCAAGCAGGACAAGCAGCTCGCCGACTACTGCGCGGCGCGGTGTGTCGCCGAGCTCGACGAGGCAGGTGCCGACGACCTCAACGAGGAGCACGCACTCCCGCCCACCACCCCCAGCCTCGCCGCGCGGGGGTGACACGTGGCCTCTTCCAAGGAGCGCCAAACGAGCTTTGCGGCGGGTGAGCTAAGCCCGACGCTGCACGGCCGCACCGACCTGCCGCAGTTCGCCCACGGCGCCGAGACCCTGCTCAACTGGATCGTGACCCCGCACGGCTCAGCTGTGAATCGGCCGGGGACGATCAAGGTAGACAG